CGAAGTGTGTATCGTTTAACAACGCTATTTTCATACCTACCTAATTATATAACTACTTCTTTTTCTTCTTTACTTTTTTTGGTTCTGATGGAGCACTTTCTTTTATATTCTTTTGTAAGAACTCTAACATCTGATTTTTATATTGAGCGTCATCACCCACTAGTGAATCCATCATCATCTCCGTGCCAGAATTAGCAATCAGTTTAGCCTTGACATCTTGCTGTTTCTTTTCTTTCTGTATTCTTCTGATAAATGCATAGTATATTATTTGTGTGAAATATGCAAATGGATTATTAGATTTCTCTGGATTAAAATTGCTCATGTATTGTAAGCAGTTTTCTATACCATCTGATATCATATCATCTCGATAAGTATAGTTTATAAAATTCGGTCTATAAGATAAATGATTTGCGATCTTCAAAAAACATTCACCTATATAGTTAGTCACTTCTGGTTTTTTTCTATTCTTTTCTTCTGCCTTTTGGCACTTCATTCGCCAATCTGTCATTGCAAGAAGAAATCTTTTGTTATCTACATAGTGAGGTTTTTCTTTTGCTTTTAACTTTTCCATAATTTTCTTTCTTGATTATATAATTTATTATAACACTTTTGTAGCTAAATGTAAAGCAGGTTGTATTAATTAAATTTATTTTGAAAAACGCTTGACGACTTGGGTATCCCATGTTATACTGACTATGTAGTCGCTTGGGGAACCAGCTATAGGTACTACCTAATGTATAGTTTTCTTTCCAAATAAATCAATCAAATCTTCTTCTGACCATTGTAGTTGTTCTCTCGGTTCGGTCTCTCTCATTCGATCCATCTGATCTGCCAATTTATATATTTTTTCCATCTCCTCGGCAGATAAGACAGGTTTAGCATTTGCTTTTGCCTTTTCTACTTTACTTAATATAACTTCGTAATAATGTGATATGTGTTTGTCCGCTTGGGTAATTACTAATATTTTATCTCTAGGGATTACAAATGTTTTATCATCTGTAAATGGCAACCAGGGCGCTAAAGTAGAGTCATCTTTCATACCCATTTCAGTTTCCCTCTTTACTGTATTTAATTCTAATGCGTCTGTGATTCGTAAGAAATCTTTATCAACAACAATACTACCCATGATAGTAGTACCATCTATTAATCTTACCATACGATAATCTTTATCCATTTTAATCCTTTAGGTTAATATTATGTATCTCGTAATCGAATTCTTCCTCGTTGTATATATTTATTCTTTCCTGAAAGTGTTTAAGGGTAAAATTCTCTTTTGATTTGTATTGTAAGTCATCTGCTATATCGTATAATGTCGCATTAACTTTATTGTCACCTAATCTCAATCCTCTACCGATAGATTGTAGATTTCTTATTCTACTTTTAGAGGGACTTGCAAAGATTATATTATGTAGATTCTTAATGTTAATACCTGTCGAGAAAGTGCCATAACTTGCTACGATAATGGCATTGGTTTCATTCTCTACTATTGCTCTTGCCTTTTCTCTCTCTTCCGTTTCGACACCACCATAGATATAAAAAACCTTTCGATCTTTTTCGGCCTTGTCTTCTATACTTTTAAATAAATCTTTACCATGTTTTTCTACTAACTGAAATAAAACTAATGTGTTGCCTTTTATTTTAAGTGCTAGATTACGAATAAAATTATTTCTTGCATTACTTGAAACTAGATAGTCTATCTCATCTTGATATTTACCATTGCTTATCATTTTGCAATTGGCGTCACTATGTTTAAGTATCAAGCATCTGACTGCCAGATTACTTAACTGTTTCTTGTCCATAAGTTTTTTAGTTGTAGTCACTTTATTTACGGCGCCAAACAATCCTTCTAACACTAACTTATGTGTGTGAGCGCCATCTAAAGTACCTGTAAGACCTATACGATATTTACAATCAACTAGTTTAGTCATAATTTCTGTTAATGACTTTGATTTAAATAGATGTGCCTCATCGCCAAATACACAGCCAAACTGTTTAAAATATTCTCTTGGTAGTTTATATAGTGATTGCCATGTAGATATCAAGACCTTCTTATCTGTCTGATTAGAATATCCACTATATAATCTATGACAATATTTCTTTACATTCCATCCATATGACTCAAAATCGGTATACATCTGCTCTACTAGTGATGTTGTCGGCACTATCAGTAATGTTCTATTATTAGTGTCATTCTTAATTAGGTGCGAATAATAACGAATTAAGGAATATATGATGAATGACTTACCAGACGCCGTAGGACTCACCAGGAGGGCCCTATTGCGTTTTAAACTATGATATATTGCGTCTATCTGATAATCTCTTGCCTCAAATTTCTGACCTAGACTATTAGAAAATTTAGTGACAACATCTTTATCGACCTTATTATCTATCTCTACATCTTTGGCGGCTACTATATTGTAACCTCTTTCTTCGGCAAATGCTTTGATGTAAGGATATAGGCCAAAATATATCTCTTTTGTCTTTTGTGAAAATAATCTTATCTTGCCATCCCACATACGAGTACGAAATGCTGGCATAAACTTATATCCTGGCACATAGAAAGTAAAAAATTCAGATATCTCTCTTTGTATATCCGACTCGCAGTCTACCGTAATGTAAACTTCGTTCTTTTTTTCTATGATAATGAGATTAGAGTTGTCGTGATTGATAATCATATAAATGTACTTTCAATGTTTTCATACTTACTTATATTTATAAGTTAAATAAACAGACTATATACGATTAAAGAATCCAAGTCATTAAAGAATATCTATGACCTTTGATAACTTTTTTTACTTCATGTGGAAACATAAAATTAGAAGGAAACACAACACCACCACCTTGTTTTTTTTGCGGTTTGTAATTGCCATCACACAATACAAGCTCACCACCTTTATAATTATGATTTAAAAACATTAATGCTGTTATGTGTGGATAGCCAAATTTCTGTCCATGTGAGTGGTGTATATTATCAATATGATTTTTCATAAATCCACCTTCTGAATAATGATTTAATCTAAAATCTGTAAATCTTTCTGGAATAATTTTTGAGTGTGTTTTACAATATTCAATTACCATATAACGAAATGATTTTTTTAAATCATCATAATACATATCGCCTTTCTTAATCCAATACTCATTCATTAAAACTTTTTTAGAAGACTCAGGAGATAGTCCTGCATTTGTAGCAAAAGAAGATTTACGCCAAGGTGCGTTTTTGTAATAGTGATCTACAACTAATTGAGCAGTAGATTTATCTAATGCATTTGGGAAATATTTAATATAGTTTGTAATGTCTAACATTAAATAGCGCCACTAGTAAACTTCTTCCATTCAATAGCGTTCTTAATTAAAAATGTTCTATTGTTTACACTTCTTAATACCTGCTCAAGATATTTTACTATTTGATTTAGATATGCAACCTTTTGATCTGCCTTCTGTAAATCAGAATCAGAATCCATATAGATATGTACATCTGCTTTTAAAACTTTTATATCAAAAGGTTTTTCTCGATACACACTAGGGTCTGCCTTACCTGTATAATATTCCCACTTATCTCTTATCATACTTTTATGATCGTATTCTGACTTTTTTAATAGTAAAGAAAACTTATTATAGTGTATCAAATATTTGTTATGTAATAAAGGTATGTTTACTGATTCAGTATCTAATTCAGTATCATCTAATTTAAAGTCTTTGTTGACTGATTGTTGTAATTCTTCTAATGTCATATCAATATTATATCACCTTTTTTGCTAATTGTAAAGCATTTGAGCCATTTCTTCTTGTGTTATATATTTTAGGTTAGAACAATCTGACCATTCTTTTATTGGCATATCTGTTTTTGCTTCGGTGCCTTTATTTACTTTATAGAATTGCACGTTAGGAAATTTATCAAATGTATTTTTATGTTGTAGGATCCAATTAAATGTTTCATCTACATTATCAGGTTTGGCTGCTAATGCGTCTTTATCAGCATAACTATCTGTGCCAGCATATATGTTATTTACTTTATCTGTATCAGAATATAGATC